TTTCTTGTTTTTTGTCTGAGAGGTCTTCTATTGTCTTTTGGAGATTTTCTCGAAACTCTTCTAACTTCTCATGTTCAGTATTTCGGTTTTGTAACTGATTGGTAATAGTTTGAATTTCATTTTCAAGATCTCTGATTTGTCTCTGGTTGAGGGAAATCCGAGTATTGTTTTGAGAAATACCATGCGTTAACTTTGTAATCTCCTTGGATAGGGCATTGAATTGACGCTCTCTTTCTTGTTCAGACTTAATTGTTTTCTCAAGTTCTGCATAACCATCTTTAAGTTCCTTTGCCTTATTTTGAGCATCACTAATTCTATTTACACGAAACTCTTCTTTAATCTCCTGTGTGCAGGTGGGGCATACCGTATTTTCAGTAAAAAACTTATGTTCTTTGGTAATTGTGCTTACCTTTTGAGAGAGTTTTCCCTTAAGATTGTTAAGCTTTACTAACTTATCTCCGGCATTCATAACCTCTTCTTGTTCTTTGGTAAACTTATGGATTTCTTCTTCTGTTCTGGCATTTTCTAACATATAAACACCAACTTCACCATCTAACTTGGCAATCTTTTCTTTATTGGTATTAATATTGGCATTACCACGATTCTCAAGTTCTTCAATGAACTCTTGTTGCATCTTCATCTTATCTTTGAGTGTATCTTTCTTCAAAGACAAAGACTTAACTTGATCCTTCTTCTCCCGCATCTTATCTTTCAACAATCCATTCATTGCCGAGAAGATACGAATATCTAACAAATCCTCAATCACCTCACGACGATTGGAAGTTGTCAATTGCATAAAAGGTACAAAGGTACTGCTACCCAAAATTACAATCTGTGTGAAAGACTTATAATTTACCTTTAAAATATTTTCTTCCAAGATGCGTTGATTGGCACGATCATCCGCTTCCTTATGAAGAAGATTTCCATTCACTTCAATATCAAAAATATTTGGTTTAATTCCACGACGAACCAAATATTCTCTCCCATTCACATCAAACTCAATCTCCACAACACAATCTCTCTCATTAGTTGTGTTGACTAGTTGAGGTTTATTAATCTTGCGAAATGGTTTATTAAACAAAACAAAAGTAAGTGCATCTAACATCGTAGACTTACCAGCACCATTTGTCCCGATAATCAAATTTGTATGATGTTGTTGAAAATCAATTTCAGTAAACTGATTGCCAGATGAAAGAAAGTTTTTATATTTAATCTTCTTGAAGGTTATCATTCTTAGGAGGAATTACAATGTCATTAGGGGTGATCACGGCGTACTTGTAGTTGTAGTGTTTACAAGTTTTGATTGCTAGGGCATCGTCCACCTCTACGATGGCCATTATAGCATCTTCTTGGTCTTCCAGCATCATAGCATATCTTTCGGCATCATCCTCCTCTTCAAACAAAAACAAAACTTTATGTCCATACTTGTCTTGGACGGCATATGCTCCGTCATCTCTGTTGTCTTTGAGTGTGAGGAGATACATTACTCTACTTCGCAAGCTTGTCTGTATAAATCCTGAAAAATACCTTTAATAATACTTTTATCAAACTCAAATTCAGATTCATCAATATATCGATTTAAAATTGAAATTGTATTTTCTTCTTCATCAACTTCAAATTCTTCAGATTCATGAATGTCAAAGTTTTCTACAATTTTAAGTTCCTGAACTCCAACGGAGTGAAGTTTATCAATAAACTTTTCAAAATCTTTCGGGTTTGATTTTTTACGAACAATAACTTTTACAATTTTACTCTCATATTCTGAAGCATTAAAAAGTTTGTAATTGGTATCCTCATAATAGATGTTATGAAATAATTTATAAGGATTATTAATTGGAGTCAGGGTGAGGGTTTCCGTATCAAATATATGAAATCCTCTAGTGTCGTTGACATCCGTCCAATACATCTCATAAGGATTTCCTAGGTATGAGATTCTTCCGTCAGACGATCGAGTGTGATAGTGTCCCGAGAAGACATGATCGAACTTCTCAAATAGTTTGCTCTCCAAACCATGCTCCATGATGATTTGTCGATTAACTCTAAATCCTTGGAGCTCCAGGTGCCCCATCGCACACCTGCAAGAAGTCTTTTTAATAGTGTCGAGAGATATTTTTTCATTTTCAGAATTAATCCAAGGTATAAAAAGAACTTTAAGTTTCCCCAATTTCACTTCGGTAGGTTCATAATATACAGAAATATTATTATAATCAGATAGAAGCAAACCTGGTGAATTAACTTCATTTGTGTTTTTAAAGTAAACGTCGTGATTACCGGTAATCAAATGAATATCAATTCCTCTTTCAGCAGCTGGGTCAAAAATAACTTTTCTACCCCATTCTAATGCCTTTAGGTCGATTGATTTGCGATTATCAAAAGCATCACCCATATGAACTATGGATTTAATATTTTCTTTGTCAAGAGTTGGAAAAAATATTTCATTATAAAATTTTTCAAAATAGTCATGCAAATATTTTGAATTTTTCCTTGCCCCTATGTGAGTGTCGGTTAAAATTGCGACGCGCATATCAAATGTAATACCAATCTGTATAAGTATTTAATCTGCATCTACGACGAATATTTACTGGATGAATTCCAATAGCATCAGCAGCAGAGAAAGCATTATCATATATTATACCACATCCATACACTTTCTGACCAACCCTGTTCCGTTTGTTTTTAGTCCAGGGTTTTGGTATTGATTTTCCCATTTCCCTAAGACGTTCCCTTTCTAAAATTTGTTTTGGAGTAGGATTTTTCCATCTGTCTTTCATCTCTTGCGATTTCACCAATTTATTTCTTTCACTCAATTTTATTCTTCTTTCATCAGCATTTTCCCAAGATTTTTTAACTCCAATACTTTGATTAATTTTCCATTCATCGTCGTGAGATATTCCCCAATTAAAATTTTGTTCTCCAGGCAAACTCCCACCCCATCCAGTATCTATTACTTCCCCTTCATCAACAGGAGGGCATACAAAATCTCTCAATCCTGGTAAAAATTCTTTCATCTGCTTTTTGTTTGTGGTTAATAGTATTTATACAAGAAAAGGGGCAAAATGCCCCAATCCTTTGCTCTTGAATAACCACAAACAAAAGCAATATTATTTATTAACGATTTCTATATTGAATATTATCTTTAATAGTGTTGTAGTCTGAACTGTGCCCAGAAAGCAAGCTGTCGTCAACCATCATGACCTCATCAAACCCAGTCTTCTCAATGATCTTGGTCTTGATATCCAGTTGCTTCTTTTCCTTCTGAATGCGTCTCAGAAAAGCATAGTGAATAATTTGAGTAAAATATGCAAAAGGATTCTTTGACTTCTCTGGGTCAAAGTTATGAATATATTGAACACAATTTTCAATGCCGTCAGAAATCATATCCTCACGGAACATGTAGTTAACAAAGTTGGGTTTGTAAGAGAGGTGTGTTGCAATCTTTAAAAAACACTCACCAAGATAATTTGGAATTGGTGGTTTACCCTCCCACTGCTTTCCTCTTTCTTGTTTTGGTTGTTCGGTGAGATCTCTATTAAAAACCTTTTTATATGATACTTCCACCCGTGCACGGTAGTTAATCATTGCCTCCAACAACTCTTTGTTATTAACATAATGTTCTGATTTCTTCTTGGGCATAATTCATTACTCTTAAGTATTATAAGTTGTTTTTATTATAACACATTTTTTAAAGGCTTGACAACATGATGAATTATGAGTAGACTACCTTTGTTAGGTTTGAAGATGAGGTTTTAGCTTTCTTTAGTATCTTCAAGTTTAAAAATATTTTCTAATGTTTTTCTTGCTTCTTCTACTGAAGAAATATACCCCATTTTTCTTGATGGTTTAATCTTACCAGAAGATTTTTCAATAGAAGGTTCTGAAGGACTGTATAAATCCAAATCACTATCATCTTCAAGATAACTATTGTAAATCTCAATCAATCTTTCTTCTTTAGTTTCTGTCATTGTCATAATTTTATCAGGTTTTATGATAAAGAAATCATCAGATGACATTTCAATCCATGATTTTACTTTGATATGCATCCCATGATTAGTATGAAGTACTTTCATTGTAATAGGATTTTGCATTACAACCAAAGGATCCCCATCGTTTTCATCGATAGAAATGAGAGATAATATCTCTTCACCAGATGTAAGTTTTAATATTGCGTAAAATTCATCTCCCATATTAGTTCTTAAGTGGTATGTTTACTATATCGTAGTTAAAGTTTTCTTCATTATAAACTTTAATTCTTTCTATTAAATGATTAAGGGTATAATTTCTCCTGGATTTGTAGGATATATCGTCAGCAATATCATAGAGTGTTGCCTTTGTCTTGTTATTGCCTTTCCTGAGTACACGTCCAATAGACTGGAGATTCCGTATTCTAGACTTGGAAGGAGAAGCAAAAATGACATTGTGGAGATTTTTGATATTAATTCCTGTACTGAACGTTCCATATGAAGCAACAATAATTGCGTTGTCTTCCTTTTCAGTAATCTCTCTTACTTTTTCACGATCTTCAGTTGCCACTCCACCATGAACAAAGAATACATGACGATCTTCTACACTACGATTATTTATTAAATCGAATAATGGTTGTCCATGACCTTCGACTCTGGAAAATAAAATAAGAGTATTACCTTTAAGATCAAGAGCAAGATTTCTTATGAATTTATTTCGACGTTCATGGTTAATAATATATTGAACTTCATCCTCAAAAGTTTCAAATTTATGCGCTGGGTGCTTCAGTAGAAGCACATTAATATCTAATTGGGCAACATGACCTTTAGCCATGAGTTCTTTAGTTTTAATAATCTTATATGATGGGCCAAACAATCCTTCTAAAACCCATTTGTGTGTTTGTGTTCCATCCAATGTACCAGTAAATCCATAACGATACTTTGCATCAGCAAGTTTTGTCATTATAGATATTAAAGACTTTGATTTGAACTGGTGTGCTTCATCTCCAACGACCACATTAAATCTTGAAAAGTATTTGCGGGGTAGTTTGTAGATGGACTGCCAGGTGGTGATAATCACCTGAGAATCGGTCTCTCTTTCACGTCCCGCATAAATTTTGTGGCAAAATGAACCTACGTCCCAACCATAGTCTGCAAAGTCTTTATACATCTGTTCTACTAGGGAAGTCGTCGGAACGACTATCAGAATATTTCGTCCTTTCTCAACGTGATATCTCACAACAGAATATATCATCAGAGACTTTCCAGAGGCAGTTGGGGATATCAACAACCTTCTATTATGTTTTAGGGCGTCGTATACTCCCTCTACTTGGTAGTCCCGTGGAGAATACTTAGATATAACAGTCATATAATCTTTCACACCTTCCTTTGAGATGAGATTATTAGATTCATATGGAAGACCATAAAACTTATTATCTACGAACTCATAAGTATATCCATGATTATCACAAAACTGTGTAACTTTATCCAATAACCCGACATATATTTCTCCAGTCTGGGTATTGAACAATCTAATTTTTCCGTCCCAATATTTACTACGATACTGGGGCATAAATTTTGCACCGGGCACTTCAAAGGTAAATTGGTCTGCTAACTCGTAGTAGACATGTGGTTCTGCTTTTACCTGAAGATATACCTCGTTTTTCTTAGAAATAATCAAATGAGACATAACATATAGGTCAAACCTGTATATATTTAGTTCATGTATTTAAATCGATACTTTAATAGTCATTATACTTATCATTACGTATAAAATTTTTGATTTCATTGAAATCAAAAACATAAAATTCTGATTCAGTTTTACCATCAAATAAATGCCTCATAATTCTATGTCTCCCATCAAGCATTCGATATTTATTATCGAATGGATTTGAGACGTTATATGCAACTATTCCAGGAATAGTTGGATCGCAATTTTTATATGCATATCCACCACAACATATACAATTTTCACCAACACCATATGGAAAACAATGTTTACTTCTCCATGCAATTTCTTTCAGTTTTATTGTTTCTAATCTGTCTTCAGTTAACATATTGTCAATTATGTATTTTAAATCCAGAACTTTGTCTGATAGTCTAGGTTGTCCTTCATACTCCCAATTTCCACAACACATTGCATAAGAAAATCTTGGGTTATTATTATGAGGATATTTGTTGTTAACTAAAGTAATATCCAGTTTCTTACTATTCATCAGTCATAAAATTTACTTGCGAATATTTATGATTCGTCATAGAACTTAAAATCTAATATTGCTTTATATAATTCACTCTTTAACTTAGAAAGATGCTCCTGCTCAAAAGGATGTCTTGAGGGAGCACCTTCCCAGTTTTGTATTCTTCTACAAACACAGTCATATAAGAGATGAATATCTTCTATGTTAAAATCCATTATAAATTTTGACTCTTCTTCCATTTAAAATCCTGCTTGGAACTTCTGCCATTCAATAGCATTTTTAATTTGAAAGGTACGATTTGAAATTGTTTTAATAATTTCTTCTAAAAACTTAAGTTCAGTATCATAATATTTAATCTTCATCTCAGATGTAATCAGTTTCTCATCAGCATCCATATGCCTCTGTAGTGCCTCTTTATCTCTAACTTTATATGGAAAAGGATTTTCTACATAGACTTCTGCTGATGCTTTTCCTGTATAGTAATTATATCTTTCCAATCGAACACGATTATAAGTTTCTCTTGCCTTCTCTCTCAACAATGTAATGGTATTATACACTGTATAATACTTTGAGTGAAGTTGTGGAATTTTGAGTGATTCATCATGTAGATTATCAGGGTCGATCTGGGAATCTTTTTCCCACATCTCCTGAATTTGATCAAGGTTCATAAACGGGTTCTATTATTTGGAGCAAATATATTGTAAATAGTATACTTGAAAGAGACCTCTGCTGTAAAGTAGTTTGTATCATTTTCTGATGCTTCAAACTCAAGAGAAGATAATGTTACGGGAAATAAACTTTCAAATCTAACAATAGCTACGTCTCTAAAATTACTGTTTAGAATGTGAAGGCTACCATCACTAAATTGTTCTTGTATATCTCTTTGACCTTCATCATTTTCTAATAGATCTTTAAAATTTTGTGTTGTTTCGGGATATCCAAGACCCCTCATCCAATTATGAATTGCCATATAATTTTCAAGATTTTCATCTACCAAAAATCTTAAAGAAAAATCACCATAACTTAACTTATCTCCAGGAATATCAATATCTTTAAGATATGATGGTTGAGTAGCAGTTCCTAAAGAAATTTCTGGTATTCTTGCAGAGTTGCAAAAAAAAGTTACCTTTGGTTCTTTTGTTAAAGTAAATTTAAAACCAACAGGAGATAAAAAATTTCTATTATCTATCTGCCCATCAAATGCAGTTGCCATTTGTTTTTATTTGTATTTAGATAAAAAAAGAGGGTTCCGAAGAACCCTCTGAAAAAATATGTGAACCGTGATCACATGAGGTTGGTGACCTTGACTCTTCTGTAGTAGCGGTTGTCGTTGGTACGGAGACCACCAGTGTTTGCTCCACCAGCAGCACTTGCAAATGGGTTTGCAGCCATACCATAACGAGTCTTAAATCCAATTTTTGGTTGGAAGGTGTTCTCACCAACGGCACGAACCATCTGAAGAGGAACGTATGGGCAATAGAACAGACCTGCGTCATAAGGTGAAGAACCCTTATAACCAGCAACGTAGTACTGGGAAGCAGCAGAGTTTGCAGAATAAGGATCGATGTATACACGATACTTACCGGCAAGAACACCTGCAAAGGTATTACCAGTATCATCAACGTTGAGGTTTGCATTGAGTGCAGGGGTGTAATCAAGAACTCCTGCCATGGTGAGTGCCGAAGCAACATCAGCAGAGCAGAGGATCATGTTGCCCTTTCCTCTACGAGTTCTCTGTGCGATTGCGTTCGCATCACGCTCGATTTGGAAAATCAGACCCTTGAACTTCTCAACAGACCAACGACCGTTGGAGTCAACGTCGAGGTCAAAAGTACCGGCAGTAGCAACATTTGCTTGTGCACCGGGCTCAGCAACCTTGTAGAGAGTTCTGATGACTTCACGGTTGATCTCAGCAAGAATCTCTGTGGAGAGAATGTTTGCGAGTTCAGCCTCAGCATTCAGACCATGAATTGCCTTGAGGTCTTGTGCGAGTTCTAAAGAGTACTCTGCCTTCAGAGCTCTTGACTTCGCAGTAACGGTGACTTTCTCGATTGAGAATGCCATCTCGTTGAAGGACTCACCAGCACCCAACTCTTCTGACTGAGCAGTGGACATGCCCTGACCGACAGTATAACCTGCTTCGGTCTGTGTGGTTGGATCAAGGAGACCAGGATTGCTACCACCCTGTGAACCAGTGGTTCCTAAACCAACGGCATTGGCAACGCCTTCGGAATTAGGTGTGTAAAGACCACCAGTACCGATTCCACTGTTAGAGAATCCGGTATCTGCCTCATCGAAGAGTGCCTCAGTACCAGTCTGGCTGGTATAACGGGAACGCATTGCAAAAATGAGTCCGGTAGGACCATTCATTGGTTGAACACCTGCCAGGTCATAAGCGACCAGGTTAGGCATTGCACGACGAATCAGGGAGATCAGTACGGGATCGAAACCAGCAGCTGCCTGAGCACCTGATGATTCTGCTCCGGATCCTACATAACCACCACTAGATACGGTGTTTGCGGGTGCTTCGGAGAGGAATGCTCTCTCTTCCTGAAGCATTCTTTCTTGGTTCTCCAGAAGAACTGCGGTAACCATTCTCTTGTGAGCATCATTGATGCCTCCGAGACCCTCATGGTTGAGGATAGGTGCCCACTTCTCCTGAAGGTGTTCAGCATTGAAACCTTGCATTTGAATTTACCTTGTTAAAAATTTTAGTTTGACTTATAATTTAAAAATCACTTTTGCGAAACTCTAGTCAGAGTGCTCAGATACGATTCCATTAAACCAGATACTGGTTGTGATGTAGACTCTGAAATCTCAGAGATAGTCTCTGATTCGTCTCTTTGAGCTCCGGTATTCTCTGAGAAGTAAGACTTACGCAGAGTTACCAGTTTCTCACGATAGTTCTCTTCACTATCAAACTCAACATTTTCGGCAAGAGAAGCGAGTTTGTCCTTTTGTGAAAGTGCAAGACCTTCACAAACCTCGGAGAAGATTACATCAGCAACCGACTCAGCTAATCTTTGTTTGAGAGCAATATTTGACTTAATTTGCTCGTTGAGTTTATCTTCCATCTCATCTAATTTTTCCACCATTGCGGCGGTTACATCATATTTCTCTTCAGGGATAGTTACATAATGTTCTTCAAAAAGACTTCTCATTCCAGTAAGGAATGATTCGGTCATTTCGGTCTTAAGACCTGATTCAACTGCGAGTTGATTTTCTGTCATCCACTCTTCAGCAACATACTCAAGATATGCATCAACTCTATCAGTCAGTTCTTCCTTAATAGTAGAAACTTCCTCTTCAAGAGTTGCCTCATATTGTGCCTTCAGTTCTTCTTGAACTTCGGCAACTTTTGCCTTGATAGCAGCTTCAAAAATGGTGCGTGCTTTTTCTTGGAATTCCTCGGAAAGTTCTTCACCAGCAAGAAGTGCCTCAACATCTTCTTCAATGTCATACTCTGCCTGAATTTCCTCTTCTTCAACAACGACCTCTTCTTCAGTAGTCTCTTCTTCAGATACTACTTCTTCTTCGGATGCAGTAGTATCTTCCTCTTCGACAACTTCACCCTCAATTTCCTCTTCTTCCTTCATACCTTTTGGCATGGGTTCAGCAGGTTTTGCACCTCTATTCACAATGTCTTTGACAGTTGCGATTTTTGGTTCTGAGAGTTTAGCAGAATTATCATCTGCTTTATAGTTTTCTGGAGTAGGACCACCGAGATCTTCCCAATTGCCAGTTTGACCTGGGGTCGAAACACCAGAAGCATTGCTTCCAGCTTTTGGCATTGATTCAGATGCAGCAGCGCCTTTGGTTACTACGTTTTCCATTTCTTGTAAATTACTACCAACGGACATTTGATTAGATATTTTTGTATTAATCTATATTTATTTATAAATTAAAGATTTGATAAGAAATCTTGGAATAAGTTTAACTTATGTTCTTCAAGTGTTCTTTGATCAACAAGAGTATTGATTCTTCTTTGAGTTTTTTCTGCAAGTTGTTCACGAAGAATTCCTCCTTCCCAAACCCATTCCTTTCCTTCCATAATTCCCTGAACAAAAGCATCAGGAGCAGAGGGATCAGCAACAATATCGGCAGCAGTTGCTAACATAAAATCTTCACCGACAACTTTACAACCACTACGATCTTCTCTTAAAGATCCAACACCACGAGAAGAAACTCCAAGCATTACACCTTCATCAAGAAGAGAAGATGCAATCTTACCCATGGGAGTATTGAGAATCTGTGCCTTTCCTCTAAAATTAGTTCCCTCTCTCACAAGAGAAGTAATTTTATGAGAAACGCGATCAAGATTTACGGTAGGTCCATCAGGATGTCCGAGTTCTCCAAGAGCACGACCCTTTGCAACAAAAGATTCATTATAACGATCAACTTCTTTCTCAAGAGTTGCCATTGGGTAAACTCTACCATTACGGTTTTTCAGATCACCCTGGAGAAATACACCTTCAATGTATAATTTCTTATTGGCACCTTTGCCTTCGGTAATGATCTTTACGTTTGAAATTTCTTCTGTGATGAGTTTCATTTTTTTATCCGGTAAATCCTACTTTTGCTCCTTTTACAGTTGCTGCAGAAGAAAAAACGCAATAAGATGCATTTTTTTCTAACAGTTCTGTTGTATTACCAAGCATAGTAAATGAACCAATACCAGTTCCACTTTGAGTTTCTACAACAGTAATGACTGCTACGGATGAAGTTGTGTTAACAAGTCTTACTACAGTTGCAGAAGAAAAACTAGTTGCAGTTCCAGTAGTTGTTGGAAGGGCAATTTCATCTCCTAACAATAAAGTTCTTGCCATTATTCTTGATCCTCTAATTGTTGTTCATCACCGAACATGGATGCTCCAACTGTTGGTCTTATATTATCAATCCGTTCTGATGCTTTTGCATACAAAACATCTTTAATTTTGTCACTAATATCAGATGCAGAAGAATCTGAACCAATCAAATTTACAATTTCTTCCATGAAAATTTTATATATCTATATTTTTTATTTATATCTCGGCAGCTTTACCATCGGCATCAGTGATTCCGCCATTTATCTGTGGTTCCATAGGAACATCGCCAAGCATTTCTCCACCACCTTCTGCTGGCAATGGTTCTCCCGTAATTGGATCAATAGAACTTGGATCTGGAATAATTCCATCCTCAATTTCCTGCTCAATTTGTTCGTCCATTTCGATCATTTCTGCGTCTGTTTGACGAAGAACTTTTCTACGAACCCATTGTGTAGAATAATATTTTCCAATATAAGGTTCAATAGTTGCTAAAGTTCCGAGACGATCATTAAGCATCTCAGTTTCTTTAAGTTCGGCAAATTGATTGTCATATAGGAAATCATATTGAATGTGATCACTAATTTTTTCCCAATCATCAGGTGACACAATATTTTTGAGAATCAACTGAGTTTTTAACATATCATTAAACATCTGAGCAAATCTTTTTCTCAAACGACCAACAAACTTTGCAAACTTAAGTTCGTCTCTCAGAATCTCGGAAGAACGACCAAGATTAAAACCCCCATCAGCGGCAATTCTTGATTCTGGAACTCCAAGTGCTCTATAGAGTTTCTTTTGGAAATATTCAATATCAGCAAGTTCTCCAAGATTTTGTCCACCAGGAAGAGTTGTAATTTCAGTTCCTCTACCACCCTCTCTTCTAGGAAGCCAAAAATCTTCCATCATACTCATAAATTTACGATCATCACGAACTTCACCAGTGTTGGCATCATACACAAGTTTGTTACGATAACGCATCATAACATCACGAAGATATTGTTCCGCCTTGATCTTTGGAAGATTGCCAACATCAATATAGAAAATTCTACGTTCCGGTGCTCTTGATAAACGATAAATGACTAATGAATCCTCAATCATTCTGAGTTGATTGAGTGCTTTAATTGCCTTATGCATATAAGACAATACAGTTCCCTTATTTCTATCTACAAGACCGGAAGTACAATATGTAATTGCATCTTTTGCAATTTTTGTTCCTTTATTTCCTCCGCTTGGTAAATTGCCGGTAGGATAATTTGGTTTGGGAGTATAGACAAAGTATTCTTCAATTTCTGGTGCAATTCCATTTTTTGCTTCATCACGACCGGGAATATTTGGTCCAATGATATTCTTATCCTTTTTCTTTTCCTGACGAACAAACTTCATCTTCATTGGATCAATGTACCTCAGTTCCTTAATTCCCTCCTGAGGTTTCTTAAGATCAATTACTTTGTGATAATATAATCTTCCATCAATATACCAATTTCTAAAAATCTCATGAGATTTTTTATCAAAATCTAAAATTTCTTTGATGTATTTAAACTCTTGTCTAATTGCTTTTTTTAATTTATCTGTAGCATTAAGATTTGAAAGTTCAATTTCAATCGGAGAATCATAAAGATCGCTTACGATTGCTTCATTAACAACATCTTCAATGGCACCATCACACTCTGGGTGAAGTGACATTTCTCTATATCTTCTAATTAAATCAAACTCTGTTCTATATTGACCTTCAATATCTACATATGAACCATAAAATCCACTACTAATATAATTGTCAACCCCGTCCTCATTATTTTGAGGAACGGGGGAAACTATATCTTTGGATTTTTTTTCTGAATCCTCAATAGAAAAACCAAAAAGTTTTGCCATAGTATAAACTGACTAGACTGTTATTTTATTATTTAGTTTACTTTAAAAATAAGATAAATCAAACATCACCTGCGAGAATGTCTTGCCCACCAGATGTTGAAGCAGTGCCTTTCTTAGCCTCCCAATACTGAACTTGCATTTCTACTGTGAATTCTTGTATAGTGTCAGTTGTTTCATAATTTAAATCAATGGTAGAAATATTTGTTGGGAAGATGTCTCTAAAATAATATGATCTGAGTATTTGACCCTCTCTATCCAATTGATGAACGGTAGCATCTTTTTGATATTCTGTTGGGTCAGTTTCACCTTTTCCACTATTCATTTCATTAATGTAATTCATCCACTTTTCAAAAGCAGATCTAATTTTGAATGTGGTGTCGTTAATAACTGTAATGGTCCAAGTTTCAAATGTTCTATCACCGGCAATTTTTAAAGTTCTTCCTCTGAATGGAATTTCAATTGGTGCTATAGTGGAAGCAGGTAAAGCAGCTGCTTTTACAAGAATTCTTGCATCTTCAACAACTCCTGATGCATTATCTACGTCGGCACTACCAGGAAAAGATAATATGACTTCAAATAAATTTGGTCTTGCACCACCACCTGTTAATTTACTTTTAAATTTATTAATAGTTTTAAAGGAAGGAGTTTCCTGTGGATACGAAATAGCCATTGTTCTTTAAACCTCTAAATTAAACGTTACCAACTACTTCTTGAAATGAAACGCCAGTTCTAGTGGCAACAAATGTAAGACCAACGAAGTTGATTGACCTTGCAGGTTTGATGAAAATGTCAGCCACAAACTCATTATTATCTATCACGGCAGGAGTATTATTTGTTTCATCACAAATGACAAGATATTCAAAAATTCCTCTCTTTGCCTGAACATCACGAAGGAAAGGATCAACAATATTTACAAAATTGGTTCTTGTAATTTCATCATTAAACTCAAAGAGTTGATCTCTTGCCGCAGCAGAAATTGCATTTTCAAGGTAAATAAACAGACGACGCACGTTAATTCTATCAAAGGCAGATGCTCTAGCAAGACCTGTCTTATCCCCAAAGAGAATAATGCCAGAACCTGGAGAGAAAATTACTGGATTAACTCTTGCTGAATATAATCTATCTCTTTGAGATTTTGATGGATTATACGCAAGTTTTACAGCATTTAAGACAGATCCTCTGGAAGTTCCTGCAGGAGAGAACCAAGGGAAATTATTAAGGTCATTACGAGCACAAATTCCAGCAATATCGGCATTTAATGGAATATATCTAAAGGTGTTTGCAAATCTATCAAACATATATTTGTATCCACTATCAAAAACTGCATAAGACGATGATGGAACAAATGTATAATATGAAAGAATCTCATCAGTAATTGTTTCATCATTATTAATGACGTTTGAAGAACTATCACTAGATTCTGTTAAGAAGGCACCTCTGTGTGGTGAAATAAATGCCACAGCATCACCTCTTTCTTCGGCAACAGCAATCAACTTGGATGCAAGTGAAGCAGCTGCTGCTTTAGAATAATTTGCAGATCCCATAATAAGGAAATCTACGGCATAATTTTCTACATTTTCAAAAAGACCATATCCAGAAAGAATTTTTGATAAATCTGCTGAAAGTGCTCCTGTTGCCTCAATAACACTATCACCATCATAATCAAGACCACCAGTGAGTTCTAGATTATTGTTTCCTCCTCCACCAAAAATAATAGGGCCA